CCCGCCACCAGAACTTCCCGCTCCGCCGCCACCGACAACCAAGTACTCAATGGCATAGCCGTTTGTCTTGCCGTAAAGCGAACTCATGCTCCATGAGGTGCCGCTGGTCGTGCTCACGCCTGCCAATGTGCGGACGTTGGTTTGGTTCATTGAAATGGTCGCGGTCAGGCTCAGGCCAAGTTCTTGCGCAACACTGACTGGGCTTGATGTGCCCCCCATGTTCAAGGGGCCGCTTGATGGCATTGTCATGCTTGCTCCTTATGGGGTGCCGTAGGCGGTTACGTTGTCTTTGGCGATGAAGGCACCCGCGCTGCTGAACGAAGCAATCACCGTGCTGCCATTTTTAATCACGAGCTTACCGCCTTCTTCCATGATTGTGAAGTTGGTTGTGGTGACGCTGGACACCGCACCACCCAGCGTGATGTTGCCGGATGTTGTCACCGTGCCCGAGAGCGTCAGGCCGTTGGCCGAGCCCGTACCGGCAACCGAGGAAACCGAGCCACCGCCAGTGCCTGCACCGATGGCCGTGCGGAAGTCCGCAGCGTTCAAGGAAGAGACGGTGTTGTCCGCATTGAAGCGGGGGAACGTCACTGCGCTTGGGTTGCTGATCGTGAAGAGGTTTCCGCCCAGCGTCGTTGCGCCAAAGTTGGTCCGTGCCGCTGATGCAGTTGTTCCGCCCGAGCCGCCGTTGGCCACAGGCAGTGTGCCGGTGACGTTGGTTGCTAGGTTGACAAAGGTGGTGGACGTGGAGCCTGTACCGCCAGAAGCGATTGGGAGCGCAGCGCCCAATGTGAGGGAGCCCAGCCAACTGACCTGAGCGCCGACATCCGTGCCGTTGTTGTACACCACCGTGCGCGTGCCTGCGGGGACTGCTACGCCAGTCTGGCCAGAGACCTTGACCGTCACAGCGAAGCTAGAGCCGTTGATGATCAGGTAGGGCTTCTCGATGGCCGGGACGTTGATGGTTCCCGCAGCAGACACCGCGCCGGAGGCGATATTCAAGCACAGTGCCCGGGCATCCTGAGCCGCCGTGGTGTTGGTCAGCGTCAGTGTGCAGACGTTGGCCGTGAAGTCGCCGGAGTCCAGAGTGGCCATGCCCACAATGGCCTGCTCGATGGCGGTTCCAAGGTTGCTGTTGGTCGTGGTGCCCCATTGGCCTAATTGCTCACCGTTACCGATCAGCTCAAACTTTAGGTTGGAAAAGGTGCTTGACATGATTATCCTTTCGCCTCAAGGGCGGCTAACCGGGCTTCGAGTGCGACAACACGCTCGGCCAATTTTACAGCGGCGACCAGTGCAGCGTTACCGTATGCGAGGGAGAGCCTGCCTTCACTGTCTTCCAAGACTGCTTCTGGCGCAAAAGTCCGCATGGCCTGAGCTGACACGCCCATCTGGCGCTCTTCAGAATCGGTGCGGGTGTATGTGCCGTGCTTGACCTTGGCCAACTGCGCAATGAAATCTTCCGCAACAGGTGCCCAGTCTTTTTTCAGGCGCTCATCAGAATAGGCTGTGACGTTGCCCCGCGCCACAAAGTTACCAGAGGTGTCTGAGGTCCAGCGGGAAGTGCCGCCGTCACTCCATCCACCAAGAGAAACCACGTTGCTCGTGTCCATACCTAAGTTGACCGCGTACGCTCCGCCGCGATGGAAAGACATCCATGCGCCGTTGGACACATCGCCCATCACCTGAAAGGAGTTGGACCCGCCACCGCTGACGATTGGCGTTGTGCCGCTAGTAACGCGTGTGGTGAGCTGGCCCGTTAGCGTTCCGCCAGATATTGGCAGCGCATAAGTTCCGACGTTGCTGCTGTTCAGGTAGTAAACCCAAGCACCAAACGATCCCGACGTCACATTTCGTGTCGCCAATCTGTTGGCGTTGTCTTCCCAGCCCCAAGCAACCTGAGTGCCCCATGAGCTGCTGGCATTGGTGTGCCGCATGTTCTGAACAAGCCACCAGCTACCGCCCGGATTATTCGTAGCGCCTGCGCTGTCGCCGTTGTAGCGAAACGTACCCACTGGCGTGTTTGTAAAGTCAGTGTTGTAGTTGCCGCTGCTTCCAGTCTGCGAAATAAAGTTGCTGGAGTTTAGAGAAGTTGCTGAGCCCGTTACATTAATGCCCCAAGTGCCCGAGGCCCCGCTGCCCGTTAGGGATGGGCTGTAGCTGGTGTAGTTGTTGGAGTTCAACAGGGTGTAGAAGTTTGTCCCATCAGAGGAAATCGTACCGTCAAAACGAAACCGCCGATATGTGCCCGCAGACGATCCAACCTGAATGGTTCCACCACTAAAAATCGGGGTGTCAGAAAAGGTTTTGACGCCAGCAATACTTTGTGCGCCAGTGGTGTACACCCCGTTTGTAACCGTGGCGGCGTTGCCCGTTACGTTGCCACCTGTTGTGATGTTTGTTCCTGCAACGGTTCCAACGGCTGTGAAGTTCCCGTTATCACCAAAACTAAACCGTGTCGTAGGCGTGCCAGCTACGCTGGTCATAAACCGGTAGGTCCATCCTGTGTTGTCCCCGAATTGCAGATAAAACGAGTTAGGAGAGGTGGCGTTATTGACTACGTAATTGCCGGATATTGTTCCACCGGTCAAATTTCCTGCACTTGTAGCACTGGTGGCAGAAGTCGCTGTCGTGGCGTTACCACTCAATGCCGCAGTGATCGTCCCGGCGCTGAAGTTGCCTGATGCGTCCCGGGCCACGAGGGTTGAGGCAGTGTTTGCGTTTGTTGCGTTGGTGGCCAGCGTGACTGCGCCGGAGCCGTTGTAGCTCGTGCCGGTCAGGTAGGTGCCGAATGTCAAGGTGTTCAGGTTTGACCCCAAGGCCACACCCGAGATCGTGCCCGCGCTCCATGTGAACGCTGAGCCGTTCCAGTTCAGGACTTGGTTGGAAGCTGTGGGTGCTACCGCGAATGTCGTGGCCCCAGCGCCGGTCTGATACGCGATCCGGTTGGCCGCGCCGCCTGCAAGGTTGGTCGCTGTGGTTGCGCTCGTTGCCGCACCGCTCAGTGTGGCCGTGATGGTCCCTGCGCTGAAGTTGCCCGAGGCGTCCCGGGCCACGACTTTGGAGGCGGTGTTTGCGTCCGTGGCATCCACGGCAAAAGTGCGGGCTGCGGAGCCATCAAACGTGCCGCCAGAAGTCAGGAACGTGCCCGCTGTCAGAGCGTTGGCCACCGAGCCAGCTTGGCCAGAAATGTTGCCCGACACCGCTGCGCCCGAGATGGCAATGGCCGTAGGTGTTACGCCTGTGACTTGACCCTGTGCGTTCGTGGTGATCACCGGGACAGAAGATGCTGAGCCGTACGTTCCTGCAGTGCCCGTATTGGTGATGCTGAATTGTGTGCCGGAGAGGGTCAGGCCCGTGCCTGCGCTGTAAATCTGCGCTGAGCTGATCTGAGCAAACGTGATGTTGGTTGTGCCAAACGTGATGACGCCAGTCGTATTGCAGGTGTAGGTCTCGCCTGAGCCTGTTGCGCCTTGCTGCACAAAAACAGTAGAGCCTTCGCTCAAGCCTGCAGCACTGTTGATGACGTAGGTGTCCGCATCACTGGAGCGAGTCAAAATCCAGTTGGTCGATCCCGAGCCCACATCGCTTACGACGTAGATACCGTTCTGAGTTTGCGTGGTCTGCTGGTAAACCAGCACGCGATCCGCCACGCTGACGGTCACGCCGTCAATCACCAAAGCAGCCTGAGTACCAGCGTTGGTCAGGGTTGCGCCCACACCGGCTGTGCCGTTGTTGTAGGTTGCGTTCAGGTTGATTGGTGCTTCCACCCGCACTGGCTGGTGGAAGTGAATGCCCGAAGCCGCCAGCGTGTCCACATAGGTCTTGTTGACCAAATCGTTTGCGCTTGTGGGCGTGGTCGATACCGTGCCTGCCGTAATGTTGGCGGTGGTGATGTTGGCAGTGCTGGTGCCCAAGGTGCCAATGTCCAGCACCGAGACAGCGGAGCCCGCTGCATCCAGATACACCGCACGTGAAGATGGATAGGTGACAAACACGTCTTTGGAGCCAGCGCCAAAGTTCACCAGAGAACCAGCGTTGCTGGACGACACCACGGTTGTGCGCGACAGGGTTGTGCCCGAAGCTGTGTAAGTTCCGACGCCAACTTCCCAATCGCCAGATGTTGCGTCCACGATGGCGTAGAAGGTCTGGTTGCCGTCACCAACAGCGGCGAAGGACTGGAACCCTGCGGCTGCGCCAGCCAACGTAACCGTGCCGGTGCCCGTTGTTGTAGTCGTTTCCTTGACGCGATCTTTGAGTACCAATGCCATTTTTAATCCTTACGATGGTAGTTGCGTCCAGCCGGGGGTCTGAGCGTCGTTGACCTCAGTCCAACCGCTACCTTGGGTATTGGTGATATTTTGCCAGTTCGGGGTCTGGCTGTCGTCAATTACCGCCCAGACCAGCGCTCCGCCAATGCTGATGGTGAGCTGTACGCCTGTGGGGTACACGTTGGCGGTCTTGATGACACCCAGAGTGCTCAAGGCGCTCACGGCTTCTGCCACGGTGCCTGTAAAGATCACCTGAGCCACTTGGGTGGCCGTGCCCGTAGCGCTTTCCGCGATGGCCACAGAGATCAACAGACTTCTGGTCATGTCGTCGTTGCCAGTCGCCGCCTCAGCCTGTGCTGCCGCGAACGTACCAATAACCGACTGTGCATCTGCGGCTAAAGCGCTTTCCGCCCGGGAAGCCAAGAATGTGCCGATGGCCGTCTGAGCGTCAGTAGCTCCGGCCTGCTCCAAGACGCTGGCCACCATGGTGGCGATCACCGACTGCACGCTTGATGCGGAAGCTGTCTCTGCCTGCGTGGGCCGCATGATGGCTTGGCTGACAAAAGCGTCTTGGACCGTGGAGGTCTCGCTGATGATGCCGCCCCGGGTGACGCTTGGGGCATCAAAAGCTGCAGTAGCCGTAGCCGCTTCAATTGCGGAGACGGCGAACGTGTTCCCGCCTAAAGAGGCGAAGGGTGCTTGGGCAAAAGTGACATCGCCAAACACCGCACGTCCTATCAGGCTGCGTCGAGCGAGAAGGAGTACGTGACGTTCAGCGTGTCGCCGTTGTCCACAGTCTTGTCACCGCCAGTGAAATCACCAGCCGAGAACAAGATGCCGGACGTGCCGCTGTTCACGCTGGCCAGCAATGCGCCTGCAACCACGGTGCCGTTGACCAGCATGGCAAACGAGCTGGGGCTGGCGGAGTTGGAGATCACCGATGGGTCCGCCGTGGTGGCCGTGCCGAATGTCACTGCTTTGCGGTTGCCGGTGTAGGCGGTGCCGGGGACCAACTCTGTCCAGCCTGCGTGAGAAGCCAGTGTGTCAGCAGCGGCAAAGGTTGTGCCGGAGCCGGGACCTTGAACCAAGCCAAGGAACCAAGCAGCCGTGTAGCCAGCAGCAGCGAAGTACTTGCTGTTCATGTCCTGCAGGCCCTCGTTGACCACGAGGTTGTGGAAAGTGTCAGACCACTTCTCTTTGCCGTCTGCGCCCACGCAGGTAACGGTGAACACACCGCCCGCGCCAACGCGCTCGCCGCCAATACGCTGAGCGACCATGCCTGCGGTAACGCTGTCTTGTGCTTTGCTGTGTTCCATGATGTGTCCTTATGAGATTCGCACAATCGCACTGTTGGCGTCGGCAGTTGGGAAGATGATTTGGAAGGTGTCGTTGCTCACGGTCTTGTCAGCGCCGAAGTCGAGAACAGCCACGGACTTGTTGCCCTCTGTGCTGTTGTAGATCAACGCGCCCCGGGCTGTGAAGGTTGAGCTTGTCCAAGAGGTGTTGGCAAAGCTGAAGTAGGCCGTGGGCACGTTGGCGCTGTTGTTTGCAGCCACAGGTGTGGTCGTAATGACCAGTGTGTTGCCGCCAGCCACGTAACCCGTACCAACGACTTCGCCCGATGTCGTGTAAACAGCCGTGGAGCCGTCCAGATTGGCGGCAGCGGTGTACAGCGCGATCTTGAACGTGTCGGGCGATGTCGGTCCAAAGTTGTGAATGCCCTGCGGCAGCTCCACCTTGAACGATGTGGTTGCGGTTTGCGCGATTGTCATGACACTTTGATCCTTGTCTGACCGTCACGGTATGTGTCGGTGCGTTGTTTGCCGTCACCCAAGTTCTTAAGCAGAGCAATCGCTTGCATGTACATGTCTTGGTACAGCTTCACCATGTCAGCCTCGCCCTTCATGAAGCGGATAGCCTCAACCAAAGCGCCATTGAGCAAAGCGGAATCGAAGTTTTCGCCCAGCCACGTCTCACCTGCGGTCACAATGGACTCGGGGTAGTAGTAGTAGTGCAGCTCAGCCGCGTAAGTGGCGTCTGGAGTTGGCCCCAAGATGAACGTCAGCTCGTTTACATCACTCGACTGAGGGCCGAAGATGGCGTAGTGCTTGGGCTTGCCGGTGGTAGCCGGATTGGGGTACGCCTGACGGATGAAGTTCACATCCTTGTCCAGCAAGAACTCGTAGTTCCCGCCTGCAGCCGGGTAGATGGCCAACGAGTACACCGACAGAAAATCATTCGGAGCAGCCAGATACTTGTTGTTCGCAGTCAACGTGCCAGTGACGTTCTTGCGCAAGTTGGCCAACTGCACCGTGTTGTAGATTTTCTGTTCCGCCTGCTGCGTGAACATGGCGTACTGCTCCTCTGTGAACTCGTTTTCACAGATGTCAGCAATGTTGATCTTCAGCTCGGCGTAGTTCATGCTTTATGCCATCGGGCCTCGGGCCATAACACCCTTCGTGGCGCAGCCAGTACCACGGATTTTGATGCCGCTGGTCTTGGTGCCCATGCCATCAGGCTTGTTGCTGAACGCGCCCACACTCATGTTCACCGTATCCACGCGGCTGTGGTTCGGCTCTTTGCCGGGGTTGGTGGAGGCCTTTACAGACTTGCCGTCCATGGTGTGCGGCTTGGCGTAGACGCTGGCTTGGCCAACTTCTTTGCCCATCATCTTTTGACTGAATTTGGCCATGTCATTTCCCCTTGGGTGCAGACGATGTACGCTGGTTCATGACCTTGGCCATGCCGCGTCCAAGCTGTTTCATCTGCAGATTGGTCTTGCCGCCCTTGGCCAGCTTGGTCGGCTTCATGCCCGGGTGCATGTTTGCCTCGTGTTTGCCCACTGCTTTTTTCGCGTCCATGTCAGACTCCTTTACGATACCGATATTGTCACCGTGCCGATAAGCACAGTCAACGCCAATGTGTTGGGTGTCAGGAGCGTATCAAACGACCTTGATCCACCCACTGGGTTCCATCCCCACTGAATATCCCGAGAGCCGCCAGACAGGTTGCCGTCGTCATTCAGGCCAGATGTCACGTAGGTGGTGTCCCTGCGTGGGTTTCTCAGCGCCTGCGGGTCATCCACAGGGAACGTGCCAAGCATCAACTGAGGCTGATCAGGGTCGTAGCACTCAGAACAAACCAAAAGTTCGTACTTGCGCTGTTTAATAATCTCAGTTCTTAACTGCTTGAGTTTAAACTGCTGCCCGCACCTATCGCACATGGCAATCGCTTTGTGGCCTGCTGCAAACCGGTTGGACATCAGTAGCCACCGTTTCCAATGTGCATCGCACGAGGAACAAACCGGACTGCCGCCTTTTCGCGGTCTTCCGATGAGGCCAAATCCCACGCTTCGTCGTACTGCTGCTTTAAGACACCCAAGCGCTCCATTGCGCCGGGAATCTTCAGGGCAAGGTGATAGGCCAAGCCAGCCGTCATGGCTTCGTAGAAACGGAACGGCATGTCCATGGTGTTCACACCCGTGCCAGCGTCCTGCATGCGGCGCAAGCGCCAGTACACGAACACGTAGGGCTGTGAGTTGTCTGGGATTGGCCAAACCGTGATGCGAGGCGTGTCCAAGCGCTCAATCCAAACCTGAATTGGCCGGGCCTGCTGCAGCTTGTTAGGGATCGTGGCGTAGGTGGAGACGCTGATTCGAGTGATGGTCAGGTCGGCCTGCGTCGAAGCGCTGCCAGCACCAGTGCGGATCACATGCTCAAGCAGGTCCACGGTGTCGGCGGGCAAGTTGTACGTCGCTTGGCCGGGGACCAAGTTAATCAACCCCTGCTCATACGTGAACATATTCAGGCCTTTGTTGGCCCACTGCGAGAACATCAGGTTCAGGGACCGGCTGGCCGTTCGAAGGTCGTAACCAGTGCGCAACTGACCACCAGCACGTTCGAACGCCTCCTCCACGATCTCCGTGAGGTCCATATTGAACGCTGTGGTGCCTGATGTTGCCATTATCTAAAACCTGCTGTTTTCTTTGCGATGGTCTTGGGCTGGGCCACAAACTGTTTGCCCGCCGCCTTACCAGCACGCTTGGCTTTTGTGGTGGCCGCATACTCTGCGGGGCTGAGCGATTTTATCGCCTTCTCCGGCAAATAGCGCTCACCTGTTTTTGACGACGGCTTGCCGCTCTTGGTGCGCCACTTCTGGTCGCCCCAGTCTTTGAGGGATTGCTGGGGCGCTTTCATGTCAGTCCCTGTACCCGCCGCCAGCGGCCTTGTACTTCTTGGCCACAAGCTGAGCTTTACGGGCCGACCATTGGCCTGCCCCGGTGCCCTGCGTTGCAGCAGACTTTACCTGCGACACGATCCGCTTGCGCAGCTCGGGCTTGGTGTAGTTGCCAGCCGCATTGACTTTACCGCCTTCAGCGTACTGCGTAAAGTCGGTGTCATCCCGGCGAGCTTTACGCACGCCTTTGGGCATTTTGGAGGGGGAGATGGCCCCCATACCACGGCTGGCCAGCATGTCAGCAGGTCTTTCCGCCCATGGCCATCTTGACCATTTTGCCCTTGGTGTGGCCTTTGGTCGCGCAGCCATCAGCACGAGTTACACCGCCTTTGGCGTAGCCCTTTTGGCCACGAACGCCATCACGAGGGTCTTCAGACGGAGGTGTCTTTGCCGCCTTGTTATAGGCTTTTTCATTGGCTTCGTCTGCCTTCTTTTCCGCCATCATGCGGCGGGCTTCTTTTTCTGCTGGGCTCATGTCAACTCCTTAGCAAGTTTTGCCGCCACGGGCCATCTTGACCATGGTGCCTTTGGTCTTGCCTTTGGTAGCAATACCGTCACGGCTTGGAGCGGCAGTTTTCACTGAGCCCATCTTGGTTGTGCCAATCGAGCCACCGGCCTTGTAGCCTTTGGCTTCAGCCATTTCATGCTTGACCATGGACTTGGGAGCGCCCTTCTTTTTCATGAAAGCCACTTCCTTTTTCATCATCTCTTTGGACTCTTTCATATCGCCACCTTTTGAAAATTTGCGGCCCTTGTCCGCGTTGGAGAACTCTTTGCCCACTGACTGTGGGACGCCTGCTTTCTTCGCAAAGGCTGGGTTGTTGGCCACAGCCGCCATGAAGTTGTGCTGCTTTTTACTCGTGCTGGGCATTATTGCCTCGCAGGTTGTCAATCTTGCGCTCAAGCCGGTCAAACCGGTCAAGCAACTGTTGCATGTCGGCCCGGAACTCCGAGCGCGTGATGTGATCCCGTGCCACTTCCTCGCGGGTGCGGTTGAGCAGGATGCCAAGACGGTTGATCTCGGCAAACTTTTCTTTCAGGATGAACCCGAGCATGGCCACAATTGCGGTGAGCACGAGGTTCCAGACCATCATTTCCATATCAGCACTTCCATCGCGCCAGTGACGCGGCTTTGCGAGTGGGCTTGCCCTTCTCGTCTTTCATTGGGCCGGGCATACCTGACATGCGTGCGCAGAACGAGTCCTTGCGCTTGCCACCCTGCGG